CTTCAAGGGGACCCGACATTATCAGGAACCGTCGAGCACTTATTCCTTTCAGCCCCCGCAATCTCTATTGTTGACAGCGAAGGTCTGCCCATAACGGTTGCGACTTATTCACTTTCGCTTACGTTTAGTTAAAAGATAAATGTCTCAATTCTCACGCGCAGTTTCTCGAAGTTCTGTCGATCCGCTTCCAATCCTGCTCGAAATCTCACACCCGCAGCTTTTGACAAATATTCGCCTCACGAATTATGGCGAGGATCTTTTCCACAATGGGCTTCGGTTTGAGGATGTTTTCTTTGAGGTGACTTTGCCGGACCTCGCCCGAAACGAGCAGGGGCAGACACATATCACGATTGCCGCTTTCGCTATTCAGATCCGAGGCATTTTGCCGTCGCTCACGGGACCTCGTCCGATCCTTAAACTGCGACGGGTCCGCGGGGACGACCCCGACTATCTTGAGCAAGAGTGGCCCGACCTAAAACTGATGGGAATGAACGCGCGCGGAAACCAAGTAACGATCACAGCCGTGAGCACTGTCTTGCATGACAGCACGTTCCCCGATGATGTTTTTGATAATCGTTGGCCAGGGGTGCAAGGTTCCTGATGCCGACTTATCCTGAATGGACTCGAAAGTATATTGGTTTGCCGGCTCAACAATATGGGCGCGGCCCGTCTCATTTTGACTGCTATGGCCTAATAAAACATGCCTACGAAATCGATAAGGGGATCGATCTTCCGTCATTTGGCGCGGCTGCTGATGAGTTTGTGGCCGCCGCCGAAGCGCAAATTGAGCGGGAGCGCTCAGAATGGCTGGAGATTCCTCCTGGTGAAGAACAAGAATTCGATCTGATTCTCACGTATAAAGTATTTAAACATGGTAAGAACTACATTCTCCGGCCGCTGCACCTCGGGCTGGTTGCGCAACCGGGAACTATGCTACATGCCGAGGGGCGGATTGGGACGTGCCTTGAAAACTATCGAGAGAATCCAATCTGGGCAAAGCGAGTCGCCGGGTTCTTCCGACACAAAAGTCTTGCCGAAAGCGAGCACCCTTACAAAGCTGCCGACCCTTTCACCCGCCACACCATCGTCGCCAGCGCCGGAACAACCGTCAACCAAATTCTAGACGAGCTTTCGCTAAATGGAAGCATCGAGCTAGAGTTCGTTCACGTTACGAAAGAGAATGGGGAGGTTGTTCGAGGGGAATATTGGGACACGCCACTTTCTGCCGGGACGCGCCTGACCATTAGCCTCGTGCCGCAAGGCGCCGGCGGAATGCGGATCGGAATGCAGGTCGGCCTTATCGGTCTGGCTGTCGCAGCTACGGCTTTAACAGGCAACCCGGCCGCGGGCATGGCCGTGATGACGCTTGGCACTCTTGCCATGGGCGCCTTCTTTCCGGTTGCAGTAAACAAACCATCGAAAGTAAATGCCCCATCCCCTGCGTATTCGATCAGCGGAACACGGAACGCCCTTCGGCCAGGTTCTCCGGTTCCAGTGCTCTTCGGCAAATTTCGCTGCCTTCCTCCAATGGCTGGCTGGTACACAGCAAGCATTAGCAATCAACGTTACTTTTATGGCATTTATGAGATCAGCGCTGGGCTAATCACTGATCCTGTTCTGCGGATCGGCGACACGCATATTGATAAATATTCGGGCGTGGAAGTTATCCTTGATAGAGGCTGGCACCCGACACAATTGATTTCACGGGGCGGATGGAACCCGCGCAATGGATGGCCCCTTTCTCCGCAGTTTGGTTGGACCTGGACAGCAAGCTCTGCCGGCAGCGTCCCAAACACCAAAACTTCCTTTAACTTTGGAGATACGATTACTTTTAATGATCTTTATCCTCGGACAGACGCACGCGCTTGGGACGTTAACCAAAACAAACCCCGTGCTAATTGGCCCGACTCTATCCAGGAAGAAAACGTCGGCGCCACTCTCCCCTATGGAACAGAAGGCGTCACACGAACAAGTAAGCTTAATGCTGATGAACTTTGGATAAATATTGGCATTGATCAGCTGGGCCGTATTACAGGACAAGGAAAGTTTGACGATCACTTCATCAACTTCGATATTCTCGAAGCTCCTGTCGAGAAGCCCGACCTGAAGCGTAGTGCCGGGACAATGCGGGTCACAGGTAAGACGCAGGACGCAGTCTTCACAGGGCACCGTTGGAAAGTGGCGGGAAACTCCCCGACTGGGCAGTACGATGTCACGGTGCGCCGGCTGACCCCTTCGAGTTCTGGCGGTGACAGTCAAATTCTCGGGACCGCAACCTGGCTGAATATCAAGACAATTACGCATAACGACCCCGTTTCCATGAAGGGTTACGCTCGTCTGTTCGTTTCGATCCGCTCTTCCGGACAGCTCACTGGCATCCTCGATAAACTAAGTGTTGAAGCACAAAGGATTGGACCGACCTGGGAAAATAACACTTGGAAGTGGAAGCCAAGCTCTTCGCCCGCGACCGCTTACCGCTTGCTTCTGCAAACCCACACTTGGTCAGATCGCCTTCCGGACGCCTCTATATCTTTAACCGCCTTACAGAATTGGGTTCCGTTCTGCACAAAATATAAGTGTGAATTCAACGCCTATATTGACTTCTCGACAACGCGGGACAAGTTGCTTAGCGATATTTGCCGAGCAGGCTTCGCTGTTTGGACAAAGGAAGTCGGCACAGGGAAGATGAGCCTGGCGGTTGATCCTGTTGATCAGCAAAACCCGGTCCCTGTCCGCTACTTCAGCAACGCAAATAGCTGGAATAGTAGCTGGTCGTTTATTACAGACCCAGTTCCGGACGCAATCCGGATCACATTTGCGGACGCTGCGCAAGGGCATGCTGTCCAGACTTTCGAAGTCTATAACGATGGGAAAAACGATAAGAACTCGCAAGTCTTCCGAGACCAGCAATATCTTGGGGTCACAAGTCGCGAGCAGATAACGCTCCACGCGCGGATGGAACTTGGCGACGCAGCCCTCCGACGCATGACGCATGTGCGGACCGTGGGGCCTGAATACTTGGCATGTCAAATCGGGGACGTTGTAGGCCTGGCTGACGATACGCTGTCGGTGGGGTTAGGGCGCTCGGGCCGTATCCAGGATCTCATTTTTGCGCCCAGTGCGGGCGTCGCCAGCGACGAAGTTATCGGATGCTTGCTCGATCAAAAGATCGAAATGGTTGCTGGGCAAAACTATGCCTTGGCCATTAGCGGGGAAAACGCCAACGTCGTTCCAATCTTAACAGATACACGCGAAGGCGGAACTAATAGCGTAAAGTTTGCAGAATCTCTTCCTGAATTTGCTATTGCTGCAGATGATACTTGGACCCTAGGGCTTGCCGACCGCGTCGTCGTCCCGGTGATGGTTCGCGATATCCGCCCCGACAGCCGGGACGGAAGCGCAGAGATCACCTTTATTGCGCTGCCGCCTTATATAGAAACAATCAAGAAAGACATTCCGGAGTATAAGTCTTTTGCGACCCTTCCGCGTGCGCTTCCTGTACCTATTGTTGACGGGGTGCTCAGTGATGCGACCGTGATGCAACTGACGATGAAAGGGGATCTGGTTGCTCGTGTCGTGTTCCGACTGCGCCCCATCGATTACACGGGTTACACTGTGACGGTCATGTATCGCTTAAGCGGAACCGACCACGAATGGGCAGTCGCGCAAACAAGCGCACTCTCAACGGGGCAGGTCGCAGTCACAGGGGTAAGTGAAGGGAGCACTTATGATTTTATTCTATTCTATGAAAGCAGCGAGTACTTAACTTCACCAGCCGCTCGTTTCCGCGGTCATAAGGTTGTCGGGCGGACCGGAGCACCACAGCCACTAAACAACCTGATGCTCAGTGTTTTGTCTGGAAACCAAGTGCAAGCGCGCTGGGACGAGATTACTGAAATGGATGTGCGTGCCGGCGGCGGTATCCTCGTGCGGCATTCGACCGCGACCGAGGGCGCGTCCTGGGCAGCAAGCATCTCGCTTCTAGCGCAGCCCTTGGCGGGAACGACGACGCAAACGACGCTCCCTTATCTTCCCGGAACATATCTCTTCCGTGTGCAAGATAGCAGCGGTCTTTGGGGAGACATCCGAAGCGCAACCCTGCTCGATCACTCAGTCAACCCGTATACCACAATACTACAGGTGCGGGAAAACCCAAATTTCACTGGAACAAAACAAAACCTGACAGTGACTGGTGGGCAGTTGCGAATCACCCGGACTGGTTTTAACGCGATCCCAAATGTAAACGCGATCCCTGTCTTTAACGACGGGGGTTCTACTGTGCAGGGGCTTGGGCTTTACTCTTTCGCCAACGTGATTGACTTGGGAGCGGTGAAGAACATCCGCCTGCGCCGGCGCATGATTGGCTTTAATGACTTGCTCAACGATAGTTTTATTGCTCGGACTGGCAAGCTCAGCACTTGGGAGAGCTGGTCTGGCGTTACTGGGTCACCTGGTGATTGTTGGGTCGAGGTGCGGTATAGTGCCCTTGACCCGGCTGTCAACCCCTGGAGCGCTTGGACCCGGATCGAGGTAACAGAACTCACCACGCGCTACCTTGATGGCCGGGCGCGTGTTTTCACCCGTGATGGTGCCTATACCTTTGCAATCACGGAATTGGGCTTCGATATTGATGAACTGGTGACGGCATAAGAACAATGGCTAAATCAGACGGACTTCGGACTCTTGCTCTGGTTAACGGTGAAAATCGCTTGATCGGATATGCAAAGGTTTTGAAAGAGGATCACTGGACTGGGCCGCGAACAGTCCAGGACAAAAGTGGCGCCACCTTCCAAGTGGCACTGCGGATGAACAACCCAGACCTGCCAACGGACGGAAGCATCCATTTTGATCCTGTATCAGGTTCGTTTATGACAGATCTTCGGATGCGCGAGATCACTCAAATGCGCGCGCTTGTCGGCGCTCCCGGCGGAAAACGCTAAGAGATGACACTTCCGCTTTTCATCGGTAATATACCAGACGGGACAGCCTTGCAAGTATTGGGTTGGATTAATAATGGATTTGCTTCCGCGTTCTCGCAGAGTGCCAGCCCGACCCCGCCAACTGATCCAATCCAATGCCAGCCGTGGGTAAATAGTGCCACGGGCATCGCTTATGTGCGGGACCCACAAAATACGGCATGGGTCCCAATTGGGCGCTTTGATTCACAAAGCTGGATACCGATCATGGCGTCGGGCGCTGGCGACGGCGGATCTACCGGCGGCGGTGGGCAGCAGGACGACCCAGGCGATACAGTAACGCTTGGGCCTTATGCTACGCTTGCGGCTGGGGAAGGGTTTGCCGCGGGAAGCAACGGATCTGTCTCTGTACGTCAGATCCGAGTCTCAGACCTTCCCGTTCTGTCGGGAACTTCTGCAGGTATCGTTCCGGCGCCAAGTGGGGCAAACGCAGGGGATGTCTTGCGTCCTAACGGGTGGTCCCCTCTGCTGCAGAACCTGGGGCGCAAGCAGATAACCGGATCGACCGCTGTTTTTTCCAGTATCCCCCCGTTTCAAACGCTTAAGGGGTTCGGATATGCCGTAGTGCCAACTAATCAAACACTCTTGATTCAAATCGGTTCTACAGGCGCCCCGCAAACAAGCGGTTATGGTGGATCGGTGAACGCTTTGCCATCTGACTCGCGTGAAACAAATAGCAATGGTTTTCGTTTGCTGATAGATAAAGTTGGCGACAACACAATTCCTATCCATTTTACTTTCGAAGTGCTGGAATCAGATAATAATAATGAATATTATTGTCAGAGTTTTGCGCGGCAAGTTGGAGATAGATACACTTTTCATGGCTTGGGGACAGTTAACCTTTCCGGCAGGCTCAATTACTTGCGACTGGCTTCGAGCGGGGGCGGTTCGATTTCCGGCGGAATGAAGCTCATTGGTGGCTAGGTAAAATGTCACAAGTAACACAATCTTATATTGATGAACAGCAGGGAGAAGGGAGCGGAAATGATGTCCGCTTGATCATCAATGCCTTGATTGACGCGGCGCTGACAAAAAACAGCGGACCGACGCCGCCGCCAGATCCGCGCCCTCTCATGGAATGGCACAATACCAGCTCAAATGTCTTATATGAACGTGATGCTGACAACAGCGGCTGGTTCGTTAAGAAGAGCTTTGAGCAAACAGTATTACCAACGCTTGCTGAAAACGAACTGAATGGGTACATTGCTGGAAGTGAATGGTATACAACAGATGCTCGGATTTTTAAACACTCTGGAAACGGAATTTGGATCGAGATCGGCGAAGCGCAGGCTGCCGCTTTGTTCGCGCCAACTATCGGTGTCCTGGGTGGGCGCCGGTTTGCTGACAGTTCCGATGCCACAATCAACGCTGTAGTCCTTGGGGGTCCGCGGTTTGCGCTCGGAGCGAGCGCGCCGACTCCGGTTCCGAGTAGCTTTGTTTATGGCTTGATCCCTAGTGTTCGTTTTCCCATTGATATTATTTATTCCGCTGGGGGTGCCACCGACCCGCAATTCATCGCACAGGACGCCTTCTCCTGCATTCAAGTTCAAGCCGCTACTGTTGGTTTTGGTGTTTTTGACTTCCCCATTATGACAGCGCCGACTTTCCTTGTTCTGAAGCTTTCTTATTGGCTAGCAAGCGGAAGCGCTGGGACCATCCCGTGGCAAGCGAGCACTGCCAAAGTCACAGCAGCAGGGTCTTTGACCTACGGGACTGCCTCTGAAGATACCGCTTCTGTAACAACAGTGGGGGCAAAACAAGTCACGTCCCTTTTGCTGCATAGCGTTGGCGCCGTTATTGGTGATACGCTATCGGTTCGCTTCCGCCGGAACGCCGGGACAGCTGGCCCCATTAATATCCATTCAGTTTGGATTGAGCAAAACCCATGACAGAACTAGTTCCCCCGAGCGGTTATCAGAATTATCACATCTTGATTGTGCCGAGTCTGCCCGCGTCGCTGCTTGCGACCTACACGCCAGGCTTTGCTGAGCTGATTCTTGACGAAGACACTAAAGAATTAATCGTCGGAGATGGGGCGACGCCTGGCGGTGCCTATCGCGTGGGGTCCGGCGGCGCTGGAGGCGGTACAAGCTGGTACACGCTACACATCGATGGAGCCAGCCCAACCACAGACCTAACGCCGACCGCTGGGAGCACGCAGCTAACGCTCGGCGGTCTTTACGGGTTTTCTTTTCTGACAGATACGGTCAGCAAGAAATTAATCGGAGCTATGCCGGTTCCCGGGCCGGTCGGGGAAGGACTTCAGAGCACGGGGTCTGCGTGGATCTCGGCGCCTATCGGAGGGACTTGGGGCGGTCGAGCATTGCCGACGTTCCCGCAAGTCGGTGACTATACAACGCTGCTTGTCACCCAGGTTGAAGGCTATAACTACTTAAACAAACCCGTCACGACGGCGCCTACCGATGGGCAGGCGCTCGTTTATTCTTCTGCAGCAAACGGATACGTCGGCGGCTCTGCCGGCTCCGGAGGTAGCAGTGCTCCCAGTCAGATAGATTTGCTCGCAAATCCGACATTTGATCCGACAAATCCCCCATCATACGCTTTCTATAGTAATGTTCGCGTCCTTTCGTTTGGCGCCGCGACAAGCCAGACTATCTATGGCTCTTGTATCTGGCCCGGTGGCAGTAGTTTTACTGTAAAAATCCACGTCTCGATGTTGTCAACAACTTCTGGCACTATCGGATTCGGGTTCACTATGATGAAAACAACGCCGGGAGCCGCTGTATCGAACAAAACTGACAGCTATGGGGCAGAGAACTTAGGGAGCGCCACTGTTAACAGTACGGCGCAGGGTATTGTGCAAGTCTCTATTGCACTTTCTAACATAGATGGTGCCGTGGCGGGGGATGCCGTTCGGTGGAAACTCCGGCGCAACACTAGTGTTGGCGGCAACGCCTCCGGAAATGCGGAAGTCTGGGCAGCCGGGCTGTTTCCAAGCGCTTAAGGCTTAGGGCTATGGCCATTAAATTTATTAAAACAGCATCTAACTATTACACGTGTGATGCGGGCATCACCTTTCCAAATAGTGACTGGTGTTTCTTGATCGCATATAAAATAAACAACAGCTCAGGAACGAATCGGCAGGCGCTTTTCGCTTGCTCAACTGTCTTAGACGAAGCGACCCCAAAATTTACAGTGCGCTATAATGAGTTAAGTTTCAGCTCTGATCCTGGCAAGGGTACTGTTGAACTAACTGATGGAATTAATCCTAGAACGCAGCTTCGCACAAACAACCAGTTGATCACAGGAGTCTGGCTTCTGGGACTTCTCCAGCGGTCAGGGCCAAACAAAGAACTCTGGATTGCACAGTTCGGGAATATTCCAACACTACAGGCAACAAGCTCTGCAG